TAGCGTTTTGGGGTTACTAAAAATAGAAGATGACACAGAACAAAGTGTAGCAGCAAATGCAGTTAGTGCTACTGCAGCTAGAACCTACGGTATACAGTTTAATTCTAGTGATCAAGCTGTAGTAAATGTACCATGGACTGATACAGATACAAAAGTTACATTAAATGGAACAACAACTAATGGTGTAGCAACATATGGAGGTGTTGATACTTTAGACATTGAATCTACATTAACATATGCTAGTAATACCTTAACTATAGGATTACCTACTAATACTAGTGTAAATATAACTACTCCTGTCAGTCTTGCAGGACAAGCTGGTGATCGTTTAACTATTGCGTGTGCTCATTCAGGATCAGGAACTAATATAGCAGCAGGTCAACAAATATTTGCTTCTGGTATAGGTACAGGAAGTCAACCTGGTGGAATGTATAGTTTTATAGGAGCACCTGCTGCAAATATAGCGGGAGGATCAGGTACATCAAGACCAGAGGTATTATTTCAAATTTATGCAGCTGCTGGTGCTGCTAGCTCGTCATTTACAAAATTATATGATATAAATGATTTAAGAAATTACTTTACTACAGAAGTTAAAGCAAATGGTCAAACTATTTTAACAACCGTTGACAATGCTTCACATACTGCAGATCTTGCTATTGTAGCAGATGGTGCAGTATCTATTGCTTCAACTGATGCATCTAATGATATAACATTAGATTCAGCAGGAGAAATAGAATTAAATGCTGATGGTGGTAATATAGACTTTAAAAATAATACAGCACATTTTGCTAAATTAGAAAATTTATCAAATGGTAGAGGACGGTTAGAACTTTATGGTGGATCTTGTGGTGCTGGAAGCTGTGGTTCTGAAATAAATCTTTATGAAGATACAGGAGCAGGTAGTAATCATATTACATTAAAAGGTAATTGGACATCTGGTGGATTAGGATCAGACAAGACAATTGAATTACCAAATGCTGATGGAACTGTTGCTTTAACTGATGATTCAGATGGTGGGCAGTATTGGCATCAAATAGTTCCTGGTTATAGACAAAACAATACAAGTACAACTTTTTACTATACATTTTATAGAAATTGGTATGAGAATTGGAGTAATGGAGATAGTAGTCCAACTAGTATATCATATACTGATTCATTTAGTAATTTTATGATAGCACCAAGAGCTGGAAAAATAACAAATATAAAAATACAAGGAACTGCTGCAGATACAGGAGCAACAGATCCTTTTAAATTTTATTTAATGAAAGGAGCAATGTCAAATGGTTCATCTAGTGTTACTCTTACTCATATGTTTAATACTTCAGCAATAACACCTCCTGCAGTAAATCAAACATGGAGTCATACAGAAGATTTTACTTCAAGTAATACATTTGCAGAAGATGACATGTTATTTATTTGGTTAAAGAAAGATAGTAATAGTGGTAATCAAGATTTATTTTTTAATATTAATATTAATGGAGTTTATACAAATTAGATAATTATGGCAATAACAAAATTTACAGATGTAGCAGATTCAGGATATGATATTGCTATAAATAGAGATACTGCTCATCAAACTGAACGTGATAAGTTTTTAGCAGGATTAGTAACTAAGATAGATGAGTTAACTGATCTTATTAATACTCATATAACTGATATGGCGGCTAATAATGCTAAAACTACATTTCCTGGATTTGGTACTAGTAGTACTACAGCATTAGTAGGTAATACAGCTTTATTACAAGTAGGTACTACTAGTAAAACAGCATTAGCTGGTAATACAACAACTATATCTACATCTCAAGCTAGTGCTATTACAGCTAATACAGCTAAGACTAGTATGGTTATTGGAAAAAATGCAAATGAAGCTATGGCTGGTAATACAGCCATACCCAATGTAACAGTTACTAGTGATAGGGGATTAGTTGTTAATTTTGGTAATTTAGTACCAGGAAAGACAAGTGGTGCTACAGTAGAATTAACAATAACAGATCATAATCAAAAATCTGCACCAACATATACAGCAGTAATAACACTAAAATAATTAGATATGAGAAAACAAGTTTCACAACAATTAAGATTTGTATATAAAAATATAACATATAATACAGGTAATCCTGAATTAATAAAAGCTGGTAATAACAATGGTTTAACATTTACATCTATGATGATTAATGTTGCTAATACATATTCAGCAGGTATTGTATTTGATTTATATTTTCAAAATGCAGCAGGAGAAAAATTTTATATATTAAAAGATTCTAAAATAGGAAGAGGATATAATGTAGATTTAATTGGTAATCAAAAAGGATTTACATGGAGTGATGATATGGATCTATATACTAAGATATCTACTGCATCAGGAACTGCATCTTTAATAATGAGTTATATAGCAGTTTTTGAAGCTCAATAAATATTTTTCACATAAACTTTTTTTATTTAAACTTTTTATATATATTTGCCATAGTTATTAATTTTAAACTATTTAAAAATGGCAAAAGAAACTAAGTCTACTAAAGAAGTAGAAGTGTCAAAAGAAGAACTTGACAAAAAAAGAAAAGAAGTTACAGCTTATTATAAAGAGCATATACCTTCTTTAAAAACTCAATTACAATATGAAGAGTTATTAAGAGATATTGAAAAGTGTCGTGCTGAAAGATTGCAAGCACAAATGTTTGTAGCTAATACTATGGCAGGTCCTCCTGAAGAGCCTAAGTCTCAAACAGGTGTTGAATTTGCAAAAGCACAAGCTCAACAAACTGCAGCTGAAACGGTTAAAAGAACTTTAAAACGTACAGAAAATGCAACTAACTAGAGAGAAAATTCAAGAGACCATCAAACGTAAAACAGATTATCTGTGGTTTGACAAAGGTGACTATAATCTTAATATCATAGGTGTAAGAAACTCTGATACTAAAGATAAAGTTACAAACCGTTTTGATGATAAACTAACTCTTTCTTATAAAGTTAATGGTAAATGGCAATTTCATTCTTTTGATTGTACTACAGATCCAGGTACTCACTGGGTTGAAAATATAATGAGAGAAGATGGAGTTGCTATACTTAAACCCGGTCAATATAGAGGAAGTCATATTATTAGAAAACATCAAGGTAGATATGAAGCTTTAGGACAAGATAAACCTGTAGAAGTTTATAGAGATGATAACCGTGATCAATGGTATAATCTCCATGAAGGATCTGTACAAGAAGGTTTATTTGGAATAAATATTCATAGAGCTACTAAATATGCTGGTAAAAAATCTACACAAGTAGACAAGTGGTCTGCTGGATGTCAAGTTATTGCAGCTAATGATGATTGGAAAATATTTATGAAAGTATGCAGAAAAGCAAGAGATACTTGGGGTAATAGATTTACCTATACTTTATTAGAAAGCAAAGATATATTACATTCATGGCTATAGTAAATAAAGTAAATAAGAAAGTAAAAACAAGTAAGGATGAGGTTATTAAATACCAAATCCTTACTTATTGCTTTTTAAATAATATTCAGATAAGTAGTTCTGATCTTAATTGTTTAGCAGAATTAGCTAAAGTAGGAAGTAAAGAATTAACTTCTTTTTGTAAAGAGATTTCAAAAAAGAAAATATTTAAAAGTTCTCAATCATGCAGAAACGCTTTAGCAAAAGCTGAAAAAAAGAATTTGATTATTAAAAATGGATCTAATAAAAAAACTATTTATATTAATTCTGATTTAAATATACAAACAGAAGGTATAATATTATTAGATTATAAAATTTTAGGAATTGAAACCAAAGAATCATAAGTCTTTTTTTGAAGAAGTAGCAAAAGAAATAGGTGTACATAAAGATGTAGTGGATGATATTGTAACTTTTTATTATGCTAAAGTAAGAAAGAATTTATCTAATTTAACTGATACACATATAAATGTATCAGGATTAGGAACTTTTAGCATTAGAAAGAAAAAGTTAGAAAGAACAATAAAAAGAAATAAAGATATATTAGGTAATCTTGAAAAGATGACTTATAAAGGTTTTGATAAGTATCTTCCTGTAAAAGAAAAACTTAAACAAATGGAAGAGGTTTTAATTAAAATGAACAATAAATTAGAAAAAAGAAAAAGCTTTAAAAATGAAACTAAATAAAATTATAGGTGCTTTTGGTAATATAGATAAAATATTAGAAGGTGTTAAAAATAATATATTTAAAAAAGAAGATGTTGAACAAATTGCAAAATTAAGATGGCAACATTGTGCTATATGTCCTGCTTTAGATGAAACAGGTGATAAATGTGCAGTAAATGGAACACAACCATGTTGTGCAGATTGTGGATGCAGTTTAGGAATAAAAATAAGATCTTTGTCTTCAGATTGTCCTAAAGATAAATGGAAGGCTGTTATGGATAAGGATTCAGAAAAAAAAGTAAAAAAACAAATAGGTAAAAATTTATATAAGTAATATGCCAGTAGTATTTAAATCAGACGGACACATATATGAAACACTTGATGAAAATCTTGAAAAAGATAAAATTAAATGGACAAGTGTTACATCATTTGTAGGTATGTTTAAACCTAAATTTGATGCAGAAGCACAATCTAAAAAGTCTTCTAAAAATAAAAGATCTAAATGGTATGGTATGACACCAAAAGAAATTTTAGCAGCATGGGATGGTGAATCACAAAGAGCTATTGGTTTAGGAAATTGGTACCATGATGAAAGAGAAAAAAGATTATTAGAATTTAAAACTATTGAAAGAGATGGTACAGAAGTTCCAATAATAAAACCTATAGTAGATCAAAACGGAATAAAAATTGCACCTGAGCAAAAACTTTCTGAAGGTGTATACCCAGAGCATTTTGTTTATTTAAAATCTGCAGGATTATGTGGACAAGCAGATCTTGTAAGTATAGTTAATGGTAAGATTAATATTCTTGATTACAAAACAAATAAAGAAATAAAGAAAAAAGGATTTACTAATTGGGAAGGTATTACATCTAAAATGTATAATCCTGTTAGTCATTTAGATGATTGTAATCTTAAACATTACAATTTACAACTAAGTTTATACGCTTATATAATTAAAAAACATAATCCTAAACTTAAAATTGGAGATTTAACAATACAACATGTTATATTTGAAAAAGAAGGAGAAGATAAATTTGGATATCCAATAACTAAATATAATGATCAAAAAGAACCAATAATAAAAGAAATTAAAATTTATGAATTACCATATTTAAAACAAGAAGTCCAAAGTCTTATGATGTGGTTAAAAGATAATCCAATATGCTAATAAAATTATTTGATATACAAAATGGTAAAGTAGTTCCTTCAGAACATTGTTATACTTTAAAGTCATTAAAAACTATTATGGAAAAATATCCAGATACATATTTATCTATATATCAATATGTATTTTATATGACATGTCCAGATCCTGATATGAATCCTTTCTTTAATCTTCCAGAGCATGAAAAAGAAGATATGATAATAGAAGAAGTGAGTTTAGAAGAATCAACTGAAGATGGTGCAATAAGACATGCTGTAGATACTTGTAAAGAATTATATCAAACTCCAACATATAGAGCATATAAAGGTATTAAAACTATGTTAGATAGGTTAGCAAGATATATGGAGACTACATCTATAGAACATGGTAGAGATGGAAACTTAACTTCATTAGTCAATACTGCTGCTAAATTTGATCAAATTAGACAATCATTTAAAGGCGCATATAATGATATGAAGGATGAACAAAAAAGCTCTGTCCGCGGTGGACAGGGATTAGCGTATGATCAATTATAAATTTATTTAAAACTATGAAAAAACTAAAAATTAAACCAATTGGATTCAATTTATTAATTAAACCAGTACCAATTAAAGAAACAACAACGTCTGGAATTATTCTTCCTGATTCACAAGTTCAACAAATTCCTAAAGGAACTATTGTTGATAAAGGTGCAAAAGTAAGTAAAGAATTTAAAATAGGAGATCATGTTCAATGGCTTCTTGAACATTCAAATCCAAAAGAATTTGAACATGATGGGGAAACACATTTATTATTATCAGAAACTGGAGTAGCTTGTATAATATCCCATTTAGATTAAATGTATAAAAAAATACCTACATATAAAAACGGAGAATGGTCATATACTGAGTTTAAAACCAAAGAGGATTTAATAAAGTATATGACTATTTTATTTAGAGAACCAGGTCAATATCAGTTTGATGAAGTAGCTTTGTTATTTAATAAACAAGCTACAATATTTAATACTGAAGGATATTATTGTGATAAACCTTTTAGATCTAAAGATTATATTAACTATTGGAATGATCAAAAAGAAAAATGTAGGGAAGGTGTAATATATCATGGTAAAAAACAAGTATGGTATGTTACAAGAGACTATTATATGTGGTTAAATTTCTTACCAATATTTGATAAAGAAGAAAAAAAATACGGATTTGCTAAAGTAAGAGATGCTCAATACCATATGGCATTATATGAAATATTAGCAGAATTAAATAATAAACATGTTGCTATATTAAAAAAAAGACAGATAGCTTCTTCTTATTTTCATATGGCTAAACTTATAAATCAATTTTGGTTTGAAGAAGGATCTATATGTAAAATAGGTGCATCATTAAAAGACTATATAAATGATAAAGGTTCATGGAAGTTTTTAGATGAATATAAAACATTTCTTAATGAACATACTGCATGGTATAGACCATGTACTCCTGAAAAAGTATTATTATGGGAACAAAAGATTGAAGTTAGAATAAATAATAGAAAAACCAATAGGGGTTTAATGTCAAAAATACAAGGAGCTTCTTTTGAAAAAAATGCAACAACTGGAGTTGGTGGACCTTGTAATTATTTCTTTCATGAAGAAGCTGGTATTGCTCCTAAAATGGATCAAACATATGAATATATTAGACCAGCAATGACATC